AATAGTAACCGATGTACTTGGAAACCGAAAAAAGATAGGTAGCGGCAAATATATTAAAGGTCAAGGCACTAACGGAACGGCTGATATATCCGCAACTTATAAAGGTAAATCAATTAAAATAGAAATTAAAATGAAGGATAAACAAAGCGAAGCGCAAAAGGAATATCAACAAGCCATTGAACGTGCCGGCGGCATTTATTTTATTTGTCACAATTTTGATGAGTTCTTAGAGAAATTTAATACATTTGCTAATCAATAAAGAGCAACTGATAGTCATAGCAGCAACAAGCCGAATGCTTATTGGTTTGACTGCAAAGCTATGCAACCATCGGGATATTCAACATGATCTATTTCAAGAGTTTTTATTGTACCTTTGTGAGAAACCTGAAATATTCTTAATTGACAAAGTAAACAACGGTCAGTTTATTGCTTACTGCTCAAATGTTTTAAAAGGCATGAACTCCGATAGGCATCGGGCAAACAAACTAATTAATACAAAAAATCCTTTAGTTGAACGGCACAATGATTATGAAGTAAATTTTGATATGTCAGAGGAAAGTTATAATTTTGACATAGATATGAAGTTTGAGCGGACAGTTAAATTTGCAAAAGAGCAACCGAATAAAGCAGAAATACTATTTAAGTCGGTGGTTACATCAACAAGGGAAATAGCTAGTGAACTTGGAATAAACCAAAGGAAACTAATTTACGAGAATAATAAATTTAAATCAGAAATAAAAAATAAAATAAAATGAATCAAACTTTAATTAAACACAAAGATTTTATTTATGCAGTAGCAATGGATTTAATTAGCCCTAACAAGTCGAATGATATTGTAAAAGAGGTACTCGAAGCGTATAACTCAATCGATGCAACGGCTGAAGTATTATCGGAATGTGCAACCTGCCAAAATATCTACAAAGATACTTTTAAAATTATACTAGCGTATATTAATCAAAGTGAGGAAGTTAAACCTAAAAATACAAAGAAGTAATGCCATTCAAAGCGAAATATACATTTGACTATGCAGAAGAGCCAAACCCAAAGGAAAGATTAAGGGTTGGTAAGGAATGCGAAAGGAACTTACGATTGAATGTTAAAAAGTATAAACCTTTGGATAAAGAAATACTTTATACTAATAACATTTTAATTATATCTATTACTTACGATGGCACACATGTCAACAAGGGGATTGCAGCACCAACCCTTCAGGATTAATTACTTTAATTCGGTGATATTGAAACGAACTTTTATTTATATAATGAATTGATGCAAGACGAATACGAACATATAAATTTTTGGAATAATGTCAAATAATAAGTCGATTGAATTTATAAACGAATTACCTAACTATGCAAATCAATATATTGATGTTTGTTTAAATCATGTTAAAGAGGTTGCAACTGGTTCGGGTAAGATAGTTGAGCAAAGAGAAAGGCATATACCTACAATAGCATTCTTTTTGAATATATGGATGCCTCGTAATGTAGGTGACACAATTAGTAGGGACACATATTATGAATGGCTTAAAAGCGATAATAAAGCTAAATCCGACACTATAAAAAAGATAGATGACTTATTTCAAAGTTTAGCAGCGGATATAGTTGCAAATGAAGGCAAAGGAATATTCTACGCAAAGAACAAATTAGGTTGGACTGATAAGATGGATTCAACTTTAAATGTACCAATTAAGATATTAAACTTAGATCCATTAGATGATTCAAAGGACAACCTCCTTATTGAAGATAGCAGCTTTAAAGAAACGGATTAGGGTTATTCGTGGCGGTCAAGGTGCAGGCAAAACAATAAGTATATTGATATTGTTAATCAATCATGCAAGTAGTCAATCTAATAAAGAAATATTAATACTTAGTGCTGAGTTAACTAAAATGAGATTAACAGTCATTAAAGACTTTGTTAAACTTATGCGGTTAATTGGTATCTATGATGAAAATAGATTTTTAGCAGGTACTTTATACCGATTCCCAAATGGTTCGTTTATTAAATTTATAGGATTAGACAAGTCCGATGTCGGTAAAGGTTTACGTTCAGATGTCGCATATTTTAACGAAGTCAATAAAATAGACTTTGAAAGTTACCGACAAGTAGCGTCACGTGCCGGTCAAGTCTATGCCGATTACAATCCAGATAGTGAATTTTATATTGACACCGATGTTATTAAAAGAGCCGATTGCGACTTTTTGCAATTAACTTTTAAAGATAATGAGTTACTTTCTGAAAATGAAAAGAATGAAATATTGATGTACCAAACAAATGGATTTAATGAGAATGGCACGATTAAAAATGAATATTGGGCTAATCTATGGAATGTTTACGGCTTAGGTAATATCGGTAATTTACAAGGGGTAGTATTTAACAATTGGGCTAAATGTGATAGCGTTCCAAATGATGCTGAGTTTATTGCCTATGGTATAGACTGGGGTTTTACATCCGATCCAACTACTTTAACAGCGGTTTATAGATATGACGGCAATTTATATTTAAACGAACTGATTTACGAAACAGGGCTAACCAATAGTGATATTATAAAGAAACTAACTGAATTGGGGGTGCAAAGAAATCAAATGATTGTAGCAGATAGTGCTGAGCCTAAAAGTATTGAGGATTTACGTAGGGCAGGTTTTAGAATAGAGGGAGCAAAGAAAGGACCAGATTCAATCCGTAATTCAATAGATACTTTACAGCAACAAAAGATATTTATAACAGCAAGGTCAACAAATGCAATTAAAGAGGCTTATAATTATAGATGGGCAACCGATAGCACAGGCAAAAATATAAATGTACCCGAAGATAGGAATAATCACTTTTGGGACTCGGTTAGATATGTAGCTTTAAACCGACTTAAAAAAAGCACTTTCTTTATTCAATAAACGTAAAAAACAAATAAAATACTATATTATTATAATGACTATTCCTAAAAGATACGAAGATTTAACAGTTGAGCAGTTCCAACAATTGGAGTTGCTTAAAACCGAAAAACTAGATAAATTGGATATGGCTTGCAAAAGACTATCAATTTTAACTGGCAAATCAATTGACTACATAGAAAGCCTATCACCTACTAAGGTTTACGATATGCTTTTGGGTGCTGCTTTCTTAATCAATCCAATTAATCAATTTCCGATTGCGAAATCAGTACGTTTTGGCTTTCATAAATTTAGATACATTAAAGAAATCCATCAATATACAACTGCACAGCAAAAAGACTTTACTACCATTCTTAAAAACAACGGAAACGATTATATTAAATGTTTGCCCGAATTAATGGCAATATGCCACCACGAACTAACTTTAAAAGGTTGGGTTTACAATAGTGACAACCATTTTAGAAATGTAGAGTATTTTAAGAAAGCAAAGTTAAAGAATACACTAGGGGCTGTTTTTTTTTATTCAAATTGTTTGAAAAACTACAGCGAGATTATAGAGGATTGTTTGCAGCAAGCGGACAAAGTGATACAAGAAATGATGACGGAAGTCCAGGCAGATTCCGAATTTCAGACTTTTTTGAGCAGTGGGGTTGGGAATACAGCGTTAGCCTCTGCATCGAAGATAGTGGCTTAAATGAAGATAATATTTACGAATGGAACGTTTTAAGGTTTTACAATAAGTTAGCCTACTTAAAGGATAAAGGAAAGTTTGAAATAGCATTAAATGGCAATAGATAAAGAAATAATTGATTTATTAAATGAGTTTGGGCTTAACTTAACTGTTGACTTAAAAAGCAATTTGCGTAAAAAGTTAGATGAACGTGCTGCAAAGCATCAAGGCAGAAAGGTAACAAGTAGATTAGAAGCTAGCGTATTAGCAAACAAAGTTAAATTTTCAAGTGGTAGTTTAATCTTTACTTTAACTATGAATGATTATTGGGAGGTAGTTGATAAAGGTCGTAAGGCTGCTAGCGTAAGTAAAGAGGGGCAAAAGAAAATAGCTGAATGGAGTGCAACAAGGGGCTTTGCTGAAAAATTAAGAATAAGTGATTTGGCAGCTCGTAAAGAAAAACAAAGCAAATCAAAAAGCAAAAGAAAATTAAATACATTAAAAAAGATGCCATTTGAAAATGCAAAGAGGGCGGCGGCATTCTTAATTTCAAGAAAATTAAAAAGTAAAAAATTAGAGCCTACACATTTCTTTGAGCAAGTAGTTCAAGATGGTAGATTAGAGGAATTGAAATCTAAAATAGCTGAAATAATAAAAACAGATTTTATAATAAATATACAATAATGGCACTAACACTTAAACAAGTCCCACAAGATATAATGCCTGCTTACAATAAGCAGTATATAACTGCAATATCTAATCAAATAGCTATTGCCGATTTTAAATATATTGTAACTGTTGAGGTTAATGGCAGCGGTCAAATTTATACTGAAAATATATTACAAAGACCAGATGGATATTTGGTTTTTAATGCAGAACAATGGGTAAAGAATTACATACAACATTTTTTTAACCCGACATTAAGTTTAGCAACCCCGATACAAGTAGCGACTAATAAATTAGTTAGCGTTGATATTTACATTAAAGAATATTATTCAGGAACTATTCATACAGCGCAACAAGAGAGAATAAGATATTCAGCCTTTGACGGTTGTTTAAATGATAAAGCATTTGCGGTTTATGACTTTGCAGATTACGTATTTAATGGAACTTCGGGCAAATACTTCCTATCAAAAGACATAACAACAATAACACCCGATAACAGATTAATGTTAGCACAGGATTTCTATTTACATTTTATACAAAATTTAACAACGCCAATAACTAATATAAGCGTTGATTTAAGGCGTGGTGCATCAACTATTGATAACGTTAATATTGCAGCTTTACCAAGTGCTGGTACTTTAAGTTTATACGTAATGCGTTTGAATAGTACAATGTTTACAACTGCTACACCTCAACTTGGCGATGTTATTAGAACTTCATTTAATAGCGCAGCGGGCAACATAGTACGTTACTCAATTACTTTAAAGGAACTTTGCACAAAATACAAAGATTATGTTTTATATTATTTAGATAGAGATGGTAACATCTTATTCTTTCACTTCGAGAAATTAAGTAAAACAAATTTTAATAAAAAAGTTAATGCAGTTACTTTGCAAAAAGATTATTTAAACGCTAGTTTTAATTATACATCTAATAGTTACGATAGAGAGGTGCACAATATTAGCACTATGATTGATTCATCAATTACTTTAAATACTGATTGGATAACTGAAACACAAAGCACTCAATTAAATGATTTATTTAGCAGCCCTATTGTTTATTTGTGGGACGGAACTGAATATAGACCAGTTACAATAACAACAAATAGTTATGAGGAATATAAACTAGATAATGAATCGTTATTTAATTATAGTGTGACTTGCTCATTCGATACAATGGAAACTAGACAAAGAGGTATATAATTATGGCAGTAGTTACGAGATTAGAATTAAAAGGTAGGAACGGATTAGATCCATTCGATAAATATCCTATTGCAGTTAATATTCCAGTTAGCTTAAATTACAATTTAGCAGATGTTAGAAACCCCGATCAACGCAAAGCATCTTTTAGTAAAACCATTAATCTAAATGGTACGAATGAAATCAATAAACTATTTGAGAATATCTTTAGCGTAAATGTAGCAACGCAATACTTTAATAAGAATTTAAAGACACCAGTTAGGTATATTGTAAATGAGATTGAAAATTTCAGCGGTGACTTACAACTGATTAAAATAAATATAAACCCTGATAATTCAATAGTTTACGAATGTTCAATAATTGGTGCGGGTGGTTCTTTGTTTGTTGATATTGGCGAGAAATACATAACAGGGAATGCAAACACTTCGGACGATTTAAACTTCAGCGCATACAACCATAATTATACAAGGGCTTTACAAATAGCTTCACGAACAACTTATTTAGGCACAGGCACAGGCTATGTATATCCGTTAATAGATAGGGGTACTAATGGAGGTAGTGATGTTGTTTGGAATGTAAAAGATTTTTTACCTTGCTTTAGTATCTATGAATATATTACAAAGATAATATCGGCAACAGGTCGGACTTTTACAAGTACATTCTTAAATAGTGCTGAGTTTAAAAAGTTGTATTGTTATTCCAACGTAACAACTATGAATGCTTCTTTGGCTCAACTACAAGCGTCACAATTATATGTAGGTTTAAATTCAAATCTTAATTTAACAATAATACCAAGTCATGTAACGCCACCTTTTACCAATGCCATTGGAGCTAATTATAATTTTACAGCTTTTAATAAAGAAACTCCTTTGCCATTTTTTGATACAGGAAACCAAAACTTAAATGGAATTATAACTTTTGCGTTTAGTAAAAATTATAATATTGTTTATCATCAAAAATTAAAATTAAAGTTTACTTATTTTGACCCTGGTTTTCCACTAGTTGTAGCAACAACAGTAGTGGTTAATGGTTTATTTAGAGTAACAAATTATATTCAAATATCAGGTGGCGGTGGCATTTGGTATGCCTTAAATAATACAAGTTCACAAAGTATTTTATTCGGGCAAAATTGGGCACAATCAACCTCACCTTATCCTTATGTAGCTAATGGAATGGAAGTTGCCACACTTAATGTTGGTACTGATTATTTTGACACATTTGATATTGCAAGCGGTGACATTCCAATTACTGCTGGTAATTTAGCAAGGCAAGTATTTGAATTTAGGCATTTTAATAGTTATTACACAGACCCTGATATTTACGGAAATTCTTTTCCCATTCCTGAATATACTTTTTTTGATGCAGCTGGCAATGAGTTAGACCCTGCATACGGTACTGTATCATTACAATCAGTTAGTGGTGTTGGTGGAAGCACATCATACATTTTAAATAGTCAAACTACAATAGAAGAAGGAGATTCATTAGAGGTTAACAATTCACTACCAACTAAAATAAAACAAAAGGACTTTTTTAAATCAATAGTTCAGGCATTTAACTTATATGTTGATGTAGACAAAGACAATGAGAATAATTTAATTATTGAAACCTTTGACGAATTTTACGATGCCGATATTGTTGATTATGAAAATAAAACCGACCTGGCAAAAGAGCAAAGTATAAATCCAAATTTATTAGAAGGTAAGCGTTATATCTTTGCTTATAAAAGTGATGCAGATTATTTTAACGACTTATACCAAAAGACACATAATGAAACTTATGGCAC